ACGAAAAATCAGAACATTATGACCCTGACCTCCACGCTCAACTTGCCCAGGCAAGGGTTGAAAAAGCGAAACTAAACCCTGATAACACACCTGAGCGCCTTGCCGCGAAAGAAAAATGCGTCAACGCAAAATGCAAACAACAACTAAGGCCCTATCTATGAGTTCCAAGCAACTATGTTTCACGGTCTACGACTCTAAAGCGGAAACATATCTTCCGCCGTTCTTCGTTCCCTCGAAAGGCTTAGCGATTCGCGCCTTCGAGGATTGCGTCAACTCCGAGGATCACCACTTCGGCAAACATCCAGCCGACTACACTCTCTTTTCCCTGGGCGAGTTCGACACCGACACCGCCTATTTTGAACCAAATGGTAAAATTTCTATCGGGAATGGTGTAGAGTTCCTCAATCCACTCAAACCGGGAAACACCAATGGCGCGCAAACAAGTAGGAGCACAGACGAAAACGGCTGACATCCCACGGTCACAATTCGACCTGTCACATGGCCTGAAAACCACCTTCGACGCGTCAAAACTCGTCCCGATCCTGTCTCTGGAAGTCTTACCAGGAGACACAATCAACTGTCGTGCGTCCCTCTTTGGGCGCATGGCAACGCCCCTCAAGCCGGTACTTGACAACCTTTACCTTGAGACTTTCTTCTTCTTTACGCCCTGGCGCCAGGTCTGGCCCAACTTCATCAAAATGATGGGCGAACAAGAAGCACCAGGCGATTCCATCGATTATTCGGTGCCGAAAATCTTTATCTCCACCAACAACGAGGGCAGCCTGTTCGACTATATGGGCATTCCCCTGGGCGATCTCGGTAATGTCGAGATCAGCGCCCTTGGCTTCCGCTGCTATAACAAAATTTATAACTTCTGGTTTAGGGACGAAAACCTCATGCAGCCCGTCGTTGAGAACACCGACGACGGCTCCGACTCAGCAGCGGATTACTCCCTTCTCTCCCGTCGCAAACGGCGCGATTACATCACCGCCGGTCTCCCGTTCCCACAAAAAGGCCCTGACACTTTCGTCAACCTGGGCGGCTACGCAAACATCGTCGGCGACAAAACTCTGTCTGGCGATAACATCCGTATCGTCGACCGAAACGACGAGGAACAAGGTCTAACCTGGATACATTCCGAGACCGCCACCACGAACGCCCTTTATGGCGTTGGCGGCCTCATCGCATCCAATGCAAACAACCTGTTTGCCGACCTCAACCAATCAACCGGAATCTCAATCAATGACCTGCGCGAATCAATCCAAATTCAGCGACTGCTTGAACGTGACGCCAGGGGCGGCACACGCTACCCCGAAATCCTGCGCAGTCACTTCCAGGTGTCCGATCCTGGCTTGCTGGTACACCAGCGCCCTCTGTTCCTTGGCGGCGGCTCTAGCCAAATAAATATCAACCCGGTGCAACAGACATCCGGCACCAATCCTGACGGTGATCCGTTTGAGGAGACTCCCCAGGGAAACCTGGCCGCCTACGGCACAGTCTCCGGTAGTAACCACGGGTTCACCGCATCCTTCACCGAACATGGCCATATCCTCGGCCTGGTCAACGTCCGGGCCGATCTCACCTATCAGCAAGGCCTTGAACGCTACTGGTCTCGTCAAACCCGCTTCGATTTCTACTGGCCGGCTCTTTCTCACCTGGGAGAACAGGCCGTCAAAAACAAAGAAGTATTCGTATCCAACAACGCGACAATCGACGATGGTACGTTCGCCTATATGCCGCGGTACGATGAGTACCGCTTCAAACAATCCCAAATCACCGGCCTGTTTCGTTCCCAGGCTGCTGCCTCTCTCGACGTCTGGCACCTTGCACAGGACTTCGCAGCACTACCGGCCCTCAACGAGGCCTTCATCACAGACGATGTTCCAATGGACAGAGTTCTGGCCGTACCGACCGAGCCTGATTTCTTGCTCGACGTCTACTTCAAAATTAAAGCCGCAAGGCCTCTGCCGCTCTATGGCACACCTGGCTTAATGGATCACTTCTAATGGCCGAAATACCTGGGTTCAACCCTGGCATCAAAATGGACGTTTCGGCCCCGACACCTGCCCCCGCCCGTAAATCTTCGGGCGGTGGCTTTCTCAACGCTGTCACTCCCTTCCTTGGCCCTCTCGGGGGCCTAATCGGCGGCATCTTTGGCGACAAAGGCCAAGCCTCCGCAAACCGCAGCAATGAGCGCATCGCGCGAGAAAACCGAGCCTTCCAGGAACGCATGTCCAATACCGCATACCGTAGGAGCGCGCGCGACTTAGAAGCGGCTGGACTCAACCGCATCCTGGCGCTCGGTAACTCAGCCAGCACACCGTCTGGCAATACTGCGGTCATGCAAAATACAAACACCGAAAGGGGCAAAGCCCTTTCAAATGCCGCCAACTCTGCTATGTCCCTTCGCACTCAGCAGCTGGCCCTGCAACAGGCCCAGGCACAAATCAAAAATATCCAGAGTTCAACCTCTGTCAACAATGCCCAGGCGGCAAACGTAGCAGGTCGTACCCTGCTCAACGCCGCCCAGACACAAGGCCAAACCGGCAGGAACGTAATGATCGGCGCTCAAGCCGCCGTCTACGATTCTATCGGCCCCGCCCTGGTTGTCCTTAAGGAGACAATCCCGGCTCTCAAACCTGCCGTCGACGCCTTTCTCAAGGCCTACTCCATGCGCAAGCGCACCACCACAACTAAGACCCGCCGCGATGACAATTCCGGCAAGTCTTCCTATACCAGGACTGACACCACACAATGACAACTAAACGCAAACGCAGGTTCTCCCAGGACTTCTCGGGAAAGTCCCTCACCGATCAATCGTTCGCACCTGCTTGCGATGTAAACCGTATCGTCAAGCATTACCAGGAAACGGGTCTTGATCCCTACCGGGAACGCCTGGCGAACGCCCACTACGGTATCGCCACCACTCAAACCTTTGCCGAGGCTATGCGCGTCAAAGCTGAGTTCGATAGCGCCTTCGCCCTTCTGCCCTTGGCAGAGCGCGAAAGATACAACAATGACCCCCAGGCATGGCTCGCTGAAATCGGCCGTCCGGAGGCCCCTGAGCCTGCCTCAGACGCCCCTGATACTCCCTTGCAGACTTCTTCTGCTCCGCAGGATTCCACCCCTGGTGAGCCTGCGGAATGACCAATATCCCTTGTCCATATTGGTCTAGGTGACACCAAACCTCAAAACCTGCTATAAAATGCCCAACTAACAAGGAGTTCCACCAATGCGCAGAAAGAAAATCTCAAGACAGAAATCCAAGCGACTGTTCAAGAAAACAGCTAACAAAATGGATTACAAAAATGTAGTCAAAACTGTTCCCAGGGGCGGCATCGCCCTCTGAAACATATCTCGGCTGTTCTCGTCACAATCCCGCTCGTTGCGGGTTGCTCTCATGAAACTGGGGTTCGACTATGTCATGCACTCGACCTATACCAGCGCAGCACTATTACTGTTGTAGAAGGATGTCCATGCAAACGCGACTATCCGGCAACGATTTCAAGCCCAACCTGGAACTGCCCTGCGGCAAGTGCCAGTCCTGTAAATTGCGAAAGGCCAAAGAATGGGCCTTGCGCTGCTGGCACGAATCCCAAATGCACGAAACTTCGTGCTTTACCACCCTAACCTACCGCGACGCCGACCTGCCTAAAAACGGGGACCTGGATCACCGCGACTTTCAATTATTTATGAAACGTCTGCGGCGTAAATATCCCGATCTAGACCTCCGCTTCTTCATGTGTGGCGAGTACGGCGGCAAGACCCACCGCGCCCACTACCACGTTGTCCTGTTCGGTTACTTCCCACCCGATCCGAAATACCATCGCAATGAAGGCGGCAACAACTACTACAAATCTCAGGAACTGGATGACCTCTGGCAGAAAGGTTTTACAGATACCTCTCATGTCACCTATCACTCTGCGGGCTATGTAGCCCGCTATGCTCTAAAAAAACAACTACCCGATAAGGCCCTGCAAGACCGTTACGTCTACGCCGATAAACACGGCGAAATGAAAGTACGAAAATTCGAATATGTCCGAATGTCTCTCAACCCCGCGATCGGAAAATCTTGGTTCACCAAGTACAAACAACAAACACTGGACCACGACCTGGTCCGAGACCCCAACGGGAACCCCTGCCCCGTACCAGGCTATTACCTCTCTCTGCTACTCGACGAAAAATCAGAACATTATGA